TTATGGATTCGGTATCGGCGAACCTGCTCGTTGGATTTTCAAGCGCCTCGTGTTGCTTGAGGATTCGATCATCATGCACCGCTTGACTCGCGCTCCTTCGCGCTACGCTTTCTACGTGGATGTGTCGAACATTCCGCCGAACGAAACCAGCGCGTACCTGAACAAGGTTCGCCAGGCCGTTAAAAAACAAAAATATGTGAATCCGAATACCAGCAAGATGGACGAGAAGTTCAACATGCTCACAACCATGGATGACTTCTTCTTGCCGGTACGGGAAGGCCGCGAGTCAACCAAGGTCGAAAGTCTCGCCGGTCCTGTGTACGATGCCATCGAAGACATCAAATACTTCGAGAACAAATTGTTCGCGGCTCTCAAAGTTCCGAAACCTTTCCTTACATACGAAGAGTCCACAGCCAAGACCAATCTCTCGGCGGAAGATTCACGTTTTGCTCGCACGATCATGCGGATTCAGCGCGAGATTAAGAATGGTTACAAAAAGATTTGCCGTGTTCACTTGTCGGCAAAAGGTATCAACCCAGACAAGGTTGAATTCGATTTGCGCATGACCACTCCATCGGCAATCTTTGAACTCGCGCAGCTTGAAATTCGCGCGGCGGAAGTCGAACTGGCTGAGAAGTTTGAAGCCTACGCTCCACGTTCTTGGATCTTGCGCGAGATCATGCACTTCTCCGATGAACAAATCGAAGAGATGGATGAGATGCGCCGGAAAGAAGAGATGAAGGGCGAGGTCCAGGACGATGAAGAACGCAGCGGTGGCGGCGGCGGATCGTCAGGCGCTATCGACAAGCTGGTGGCAAAACGAAACGAACCATCAGCGTCTTCTACCGCTTCAGCGCCGTTGGCGGTTGCTGCCGGTGAGTCCAGAAACTTTCCTTCGCGCAAGATGGGAAGTGATGAATACTGGAATGGCGGAATAAAGAAAAATCTGGGTACAATCATGGAGCGACTTGAAGAGGCTCGTGCCACGGATAAGAAATTTGCTCGGCATTGGGATCGGACCACTGGACTGTTAAACGAACTGAGGGACAGCTTACGCCGTAAGAAGTAACCTCACGGAAGGGGAATTTATGAAAAAGATCATCGAGGCGAAAGCTTTTGAGAAACTGTTGGAAGGTTCCGACGAACAAAAGCTGCACAAATTCGACGCGATTTTGGCCGAGTCCAAAATCAAACGCATAGCAACATTTGACAAGTACGTGATCGGTATCGACGAAGGCAAAGAAGACAAAACTGCCATCGTGCGCGTGACTATCGCGGAAGGAAAGATCGCCAAGATCGAAGACATGCAAGTGCATCTCCAGGAAGAGGCTGAGCGCCCTTCGGCGGCCCGTGCATTGGTCGAGTGGTGCATCGGCGGAGAACTTCCCGACGAGGATCAATTCGCAGAGTTTTTGAATAAACTTTCGACCAAAGAGGCACAGATGTCTGTGACCGAAAGAAAGCTGTCGAAGTTCTTGGCTTCGATGCCAGCCCCAAAAGAAGAATGGGTGAAGACCTTCGGCGACGACGCGAAGAAACTTTCGGAAGAGACGTTCCAATCAATTGGAAGTGTTCTTGACCATTTATCCGCCATTTCGGCGTTGGCGGAAAAAGTATCCAGTACGCAAAGTATGGGCAAGATTTGCGAACACGCCGCTCCGTTCGCGCAACCTCTCGGCTCGCTCGTGAGTGACATGCGCTCGGTTCTCGGTCAAGGTGATGCCATCGGCGCACAGAAGTTTCTGGAGCAATTTAATTCGCGCTGGTACGATCTTTGTGTAACGGGAAAATTTTTGAAAAATGTTGGTGAGGTCAAGTAGTGGAACTTACGGAGCGATATAAAGTTGTACGCTCCAAGAGGCCGAACGCAAAATTGCGAACGGCTCGTCGCCGTGCTTATCGAAAGAATAAAAGCAAGGCGAAGACGAAGGCGAAGCGCAACCGCAGGAAGTCCAGCTTTAAGCGAAGACTGAAGCGACTGCGCCAGCTACGAAAGCGAATGCACATCAAACCTGGATCACGGCGAAGATTACGGGTAGCCAGCAACGATAGAGCCGCCAACATGCATGAGGGAGTTAGCAACATGGGACGCAAGGTTATCAACGTAGTCGAACAAAGCGAAAAGACTCTTCAAGACAAAATTGAAAAGGCACAAGCCGATGGCGATAGCGCTTTGGCAAAAGCTTTGAACGCTGAGTTAGTTGATCTTGTCACCAAAGACAAAGCCGAGAAGGCGCAGTTGACTGATCCCGAAAAAGAAATTTTGAAACACTCTGGTCTCGATGAAGCCAAAGGCAATCCGTTCTCCGAAGAATTTGAATTGTCTGAAGAACTTGAGTCGGCTCTCAAGAAAAACAAATACGAAGGCGACATCGAAGTCACTCGTGAAGAAGACCGCACGAAGTACGCGAAGCTGAAGCCAGCCGTGGCCAAGGAATTGAAACGCACCAGCGACCTTTTCCTTTCCGAAAAACATGCAGATGAGTATCTGGACAACGCTAAAAAAGCGGCGAAGAAGTACGTTGAAGATCAAATTAAAAAAGATGGCAAGGCCGTCAAAGGCAAGATTGCGGTTGAGATCACTGATCGTATCGGGGACAACTACGTTGGCTCCGGTAACGCTGCTCTATATATTACATTGACCGCGCCCGGCGCTGAGCCAGTTGAGATTGAACCTTCGGCGCTTTACTACGCCGGATCTGGGGATGTGGTTGCTGAAGACATGAGCCAGTGGAACTGGGTGTTCTGGTTGGCCGCCGATGAGTCTCCGTTTCAAGATTCAAGCTGGGTTGACGCTTACGAGAAAGATCGTTGCGGTCAGGCCCTTGAGCAATTCGCTCAGACCTTGGATGAATCCGATTTGAAATTTGAATTGAAAAACGCGATCAACAAAATCGAACGCGAACTTCATCTCTCCGACAAGGAAGAAGAAGACGAGTCGGTTGAGCGCGTGGATGCCCAAGGTCGTAAGATCCCGAACCCCGGAAAGAAAGAAGATGCGATGTTGAAACCTGCTCCCATCGGCGGGGAACAGCCGGTCAATGAAGCTGGCGGCAAGGCTATTGCCGACTACAAAATCACCGACCACGGCGTTGAGGATTCTTCGCACTTCCAAGGTCACGGCACAGCTATGACCAAATGGGATGACTGCGCAACCGGCGCTGGAAGCAGCGAGCGCGGAGCACTTGAAGATGCTCTCGAACAGTTGGCGCAAATGGGATACGAAATTCCTGAAGACCTTGAAGCCGAAGTGGCAAAGGCCAGCGACAAGGACGACGTTCCGGAAGAGGCTGAAGAGTCTTTTCATTACGTGTCTGTTGACGTAAATGTCGCGCGTGCTGGTGAGGCTACTGAATCTGACAAGCGCATCGCGAATCTTCGCGAGTCGATCAATGAATTCGAGAAGGCTCTTGAGCCTTCGGCTGGAACTTATTTCGTAGAGGCTTTCAAAGTTTCGATGCGCGTCGCAAAGAATTTGGAAGAGGCTTACCAAAAGGTTGTCGATGCCTCAAAGGTTGAGCCCAAGGTGGAAGCTGTTGACGAGTTCAACATTCCGCTCCCTGGCTTCACCGCTGATGAATTGCGCGACGATAATTTGTCGGAAGATTTCTCTGAACTTCTCGGCGTGAAAAAAACGAAGACGCAAGTTGAAGAGGCGAAAGATCGTAGTCCTAAGTCCGATCTTGAGGCCGCAAAGATGGTCGTTGAAGACCTGAAGGCGCTCCAAGAGCAAAGCAAAAAATTAGCCGTGTCGGCTGAGAAGGGTTTGCTTGATGAATCGGAAGCCAAAAACTTCTTAAAGAAAACTCAGAAGTATTTGGATGAAGCACTCGAAGCAATCTCTGAAGACGACGATCAAGACTATAATATTGGAAATGGTTACACCGTAACTTTTGGTGGCGAAGGAAAAAACCGTAAGGTTTATTTCTACAAAGACGGCAAGCACGTTGCGGTTGTTTCATCTAGCGATGCGAAAGCTAAAGCAAAAGAACTGGGATGCAAAGATCCTCAAGGTCATCTCGGTGAAATGACCGAAGGCGATGACGACTTCAAGACGATTTACGTTAAGAAGGAATTCGCAAAAGACGACAAGATGCTAGTTGATTTGGCAAATAAAATTGAAAGAGCCATTGGTCGTGACGTTGCTGTGACTGGCAGTGGCGGCATCAATATTTACACGCTTGATCCTAAGCTGATTCAAAAAGCTGTCGAGATCATGGGTGATAAGTACGGTGAGCACGATGACGAACATTATCCCAGCTACGAGAAATCGGTCGGCATCAAAAAAGAGGGCACCATCGGCGAAGCTGCAAACTTTGATGCTCCTGCAAAAGTGAAAGCGAGCACGATGTCTGTTCTCATGGCCGCCGACAAAGATGGTGGCATTGGATCAAGCATCATGGTCGGAGTCGATGTTAAGAACGCGGGTAAGTCGAAGGGCGAATACGCGAACCTGACTTTGAGATTTGATCGCGGCGAAGCGGCGGTGCTCGCCGGGTATCCTATGGAATGGGGAGTTTACGATGTGAACGTGGATTACCATGATCACGACAGCCCCACGTATGCGGATGTTCTCGATAGCGGAGAAGACCTGCCGAAGGGCACCAAGGCATACGTGTCCAAAGAAACTGAAATTGAAATCTTCAAGCAATTGAAAAAGTCTTTGGAAAAGCAATTCAAAGATCCGATGTTCAAAGATCACCTTGGCGCGAAAGAACAAGCCCAGGCTTTGAAGATGATGGATGCCGCCATCGCCGGTAAAGGCGAAGGTCATACGGACGAGTCGAAGTTGAAAGAAGACGACGACGAGTACGACGGGCATGAACAGTTCACCATGAATCAAAAATTATCCATCCGCGCTCACAAGTCTGAGCCCGGAAAAGGTCTCACCTATCCAAGCTTCACCGGCAAGGCGCTGGAAGATGGATTCACTGGTGGTTGGGACGTTTGGGACATGGAGAACGAAGAAGGAGAAACCGTTTCAGTTTACGGATTCTCCATAAGCGCACTCGATGAAGACGATGACGGCGGAGATGACGACGGTGGCGGCGAAGACCGGCCCGACGAAGAAGATATTTTTTTTTCTAGTTCGGGACCTTTAGGCTCTAAGACCACGCTTAGCGCTGGCGGAAAATTCGTTGGCGAATTCAATTCGCACGAAGAGGCTGAGGAAGCTGCCAAAGCGTGGATGAAGAAAAACAATTTCTTCCCGAACGCTTGGATCGTTTCCGATCACGGCAATCATCACCCGACGACTATCGGCGAAGACAAGGCCGGTCTTCAGGCTTTGAAAGACAAACTCTCGAAGCTTGATCGCCTCGATCCTGATTACGAAAAAACCGAACTTGAGATCAACAAGACTCAAGGCTTTACGAAGGTTGAAACCGCGCCGGTCAAAGAGGCTTACGTTGGTTTCAAAAAGTTGAAAGCCAAGATCGCTCAGCACGGCAAGGCTCGCGACGCCGGAGCGATTGCCGCTTCGATTGGCCGCGAGAAGTATGGCAAAGAGGCATTCCAAAAGGCCGCCGCTGCCGGTAAGAAAATGGGCGAGAGCGCATTGAACGAATGGTCTTATTCCTTCAAAGAGAAGGAAGATCAGAAAAAACAACTGATCGAATTCTATCGCGACATGATGATCAGCCGCGTGGAAAACGACGCGAACAGCGGTGACTACGATGAGAAGATGATCGGCGGCGACGTTGAAGATCAACTCACTGGCCTTCAAGGTGAGGTCAACGGCAAGAAAGTCGCTGATGTCTACAAGGCATTGGTTGCCGGATTGTCGAAGGAAGAAATCGAACAGTGCGCTGACGACGCAGGGGTTGTTGATAAAGATGGCTGGGCGTACTACGACGGTCACGAATATAAAACTCAAGTGAATGCCGCTCTAAGAGCGAAGGCAGACACTGGAGAAGAAGAGTCAGTTAATGAAAGCGGTGAATACCAATTTCATATTTATGCTGATCATGGAAAAGGCAAAGAACTCGCGAGCGGATCGTCAGCAGATCCTGACGATCTTAAAGCGAGCTTGAAAACTGCATGGATGAAACTTGATAAAGAGGTTGCGTCTGCGGCACAGGCTAGCCTTGTTCATCAAGGTCATGACTACGAGAGAGTCAAATATTCTGATCTAGAAGATATCGCGACTAATAAAATGAGCGAAGCCGCAGGAGAAGTTGAACTTCAGGTTTACGTTGATGTGATTGAAGACGGTACGATTACGTCCGGCGAAAAAACCGTGGCAGAGCAAATGACTTCGCGGAATAAGATTTCCGAAGTGGCCAACCTGATGGCTGAAAAAGTCAAAGACATGTTCGACCTCAAGCAATCCATCCACTGGTACGCCGGATCTGACGGCAAGGATGGTCTCTACACTTCGCAAAGTCTTTTTGTCGAGAAGAGTGACTTCCCCAAGGTCAGCAAATATCTGAGCAAGAAGGACGCTGAACTCTTCGCGGATATGTCTGAAGTCGAAGTCATGTTTGTTTTGGGGATCAGCGATCCTCAGAAAAAACTCACGGGCCGCGAGTTGAAGAACGACAAGAAGGAAGACTCTAAGGGCGTCGAGGAAGCTGTGAAAGCCATCGCCTCCGACAAAGAGTTGATGGCTGAAGCGCAGAAGATGATTTGCGCGAAGGCCACAGGATCTGACTTCGACACGTTCCTCATGCGCCACGCAACCACTCTTGGCAAAGCCAATGTGCAGGTTGAAGGAATTTACGGCGATGATTTGGTGAAGGCTCTTTACGAAGCCAAGCTTGATGACAAAGTTGGAAATCACTTTGGTGACATGCGCATCAAAGGGGACATGATCCCGCACCACAAATTGACTCCGAATCAGAAGGCACAGGCCAAGGCCATGTTCGTTCACGACACTCCGGTGTCGGCGCACGTTGGGCACAACAAGCCGATTGGCGCTGAGAACTACCACTACCAAGTGGACAAAAAAGGAAATGTTTCTGGCCGCCGCCATCTCTCGAAAAAAGGGATGCATATGGGCCGTCTCGATAATTTGAAGGCGCAAAAGAAACCGAATCTTCCTGAAGATGCTGATCAAGGTCAGGTTGTAAATCAGAATGACAAGTTTTATGTGAAAGATCCGAAGACCAATGGCTATTTTCCTTTGAAGGATCAGAGCAAAGGAAAAGATTTGACCGGAGCCATGGTCAACTTCCAAATCGACAACGATAAGAACGCGGTCGTGACTGAAGCTGGCGGATATAAGCAAATGGGCAAGAAAGATTTAGCCCACATGAAGCAGTTGGAAAAAGAGTACGGTCCTGAAGAGGAATGGTACAAGGCCGTCAACTTTGAAGATTTTGATTTTGAAGCAAGCTACGATGCCGGTCATGTGTATGCCGATGATCCTAAGTCGCAAAAGAAACTTGAGGCTCTTCAGGCAAAAGTTAAAACCGGGGCAGAGTTCATGAAATTGAATCCTGATTTCGGAGTGTCGCATACGTATGATACTAAATTTGATTATAATGACAATGGATCGAAGGACATTGGTAAGGACGCTTACTTCGTCACGGCTTGGCCTGACGGTGGATTCGACTGGTGCCCTGTTGGAGTTCTTACTTTCAATCTCGACGATGTTTTAAAAAAAGCTGGTATCTCTGAAGACATCTACGGGAACAATGATCCTGCGCCAGGCGCAGGGACACTTGGTGAAGTTGGAGAACAGGCTCCCGAAGTAATGGTTCGTCAGTACCTAGAAACTGCTCTATGGAGTAGCACTGGCGACAACGATGAGCCGCTGGATAAAGATTATTCCATCGAAGATTTTTCGGATGAGTTCAAAGCAAAAGCCAAGGCCGATTGCCTTGAGTTTTTGAAGAAGGCCGGAGATTTGGCTGATAAATATCAGATGTCAGATATCGGTCACGACTTCTGGTTGACTCGCAACGGTCACGGCGCTGGATTCTGGGATGGCAAGCCGTACAGCGATGAAGATGGTGAAGCGCTTACGAAGATCGCCAAAGAATTCAAAGAAGTGAATTTGTATGTCGGTGACGACAAAAAAGTTTACGGCGAATCTGAGCAGCGCGATTTCCAGCACACTGGCGACGGTGGAATGGAAGTTGAAGCTAAGGACCTTGAAACCGGCGATATGAAAGAAGACTCGAAGGACAAGCAGTTGGGCAAAGACGAAATGATAAAGTCGCTCAAGGAACTTGAGTTCGACATCAATGCTGCCCTTGAAGAGAAAAAGATCAAGACTCCGAACAAACAGGAAGTCGCTGTCATTCCGAAGGAATACTCCAAAGCGTTTTCTCAAAAAGAAGACGACGGGAAGACCTATCACTATCCTGAGTCGCTTGGATTCAATGTTGAATCGGGAACCACTTTCAAGATGGAACTCTTGGCCGATGGCCGGATCATTCCTGAAGGTCAGGACCTTTCCGGCAAAGGTATCACCAAAGATCAACTTATCGAAAAAGTTGTGAAGGATGTTCTCGACTGGGCGAACCGCGCGATGAAGGCGCAGTCGCAAAAGAAAGAGGACGACTCAAAGGGAAGCTACGATTTTGAGGAAGAAAAAATCGTTCCTGAATTGGTAAAAGAATTCGGCAAAGACCACGCGGAAGAGATCGCAGACTCATTGGATCTCTCGAAGGGCCGCTACTCTGATTGGGGGGACGCGGGTGAGTTCACGGCTGACGGCACTAAGTACAATTTGATCGCCAGCGAAGATGAAGCTGAGAAGATTGCTTTGAAAGTAGTCACTCAGGATCTTGAAACCGAGCCAAGCTTGTTCACGCCAAGCTTTCTTGAGCAGCACTTGACCGTCAATGACAAGGATACCATTGCGCAAGAAGAGGCTGAGGCCGAAGCCGAGAGCGAAGAATTTGAAGATGAAGCTGCGAAAGAGAAGTGGATCGAAGACAAGGCCAGAGCGATTGAAAAAGAACTCGATGATCCGATCCAGTATTTCGTGAATGACCGTGGAATTTACTCGGTTGAGGAGTTGATGAAGGCCAGCTTCATTTCGATAGACATTGAATCGGCGGCGAAAGAGGCCGTGAATGTTGATGGATGGGCACATTTCCTATCGCACTACGACGGGAATTTTTCGACCACTCCTGGCGGTTTAGTTTATTTCAGGGAAGACTAGGGCATGAGAACAAAGACCTTGAAGATAAATGGGAAGCCGGTCGAAGCGGTTTTGCTGGCTGGTGGAAATGGCTTTAAGATTTATTCGGTTGCCGATAGTCTAGTAGTGGTCAAAGGGCGGGAGCAGCTTGTCTTTAAAGACGGTGAGCCGGACTTTAAGACAGTGATTCAGTATGTGAATCTCCGGTATCAACCTGCTGGTGAGCACGAGAAGATCAAGGCGGCTTTTGATGCGCTGATCAAAGTGCAACCGGAAGTGGCAGAAGGCGCGGACGACGGTACGCCGAAGAGATACCTCGATGCCATCGACAAAGTTGAGAAGAAACTTTACAGTCGTATGCGTCGGGGTAAAATGAAATCAAAGCTGGGGAAGAAGGCAAAAAGCAAGATCCCAGGCTTTGGGTATTTTTTTAAACGGGATTGACCTCCAATCAATTGGAGAGGGGAATATGGGCGACAAACGCTTACTGATCGACAAATTTGGAATGATCGTAAAAAGTCTGAGCGAAGGCGCTGACGGTAAGATGACTGCCCGTGGCGAATTTAGCCGCTGTGATGTTCCCACTGAAAACAAACGCATCTATCCGCGCAGCTTGTGGGAGAAGGTCGTTGAGAAAATCACTCCCGAAATGGAACAAGGAAAAGTATTTGGTGAGTTGGACCATCCTGCTGATGGAAAGACTTCGTTGAAGCGCGTGTCCCATGTCATGAAGCGCATTTGGATTGAAGACGACGGTCGCGTTATGGGTGAAGCCGAAATTTGCGACAATGATTACGGCAAGCAATTGCAGTCTATTTTCAATGCTGGTGGACAGGTTGGTGTTTCTAGTCGTGGAATGGGTTCCACCAAGATGGCTGAAGGTGGAATGGAAATCGTCGAAGACGATTACAACTACATGACTCACGATTTCGTCGCAGATCCTGCGATGAAGAACAGCTACCCCACGGTCACGATTGAAAGTGTCGCGAAAGAACAAATTGAATCAAAAGTTAATCCGGTTGTTGAGAGCAATCCGGCAATTCAAAAGGAGCAGATCATGGAAAAGAATATGCTGAACGAAGAGCAGGTTGCCAAGAAACTCAGCGAAGCACGGGAAGAACTGAAGAAAACTTTCGAGGATGCACTGGTTGAAAAGACCGCGCTCATTCGCGAGTCGATTGAAAAAAGCGTTCGCGCTGAACTGATGACCTCACCCGAGATCGTCGGAGCAAAAGCGTCGCTTGATCAAATCGTCGCCGCCGTTAAGCCTTTCGTCGTGAAGGAAGATGTCGATGGCGTGATCGCTGCCAAAGACAAAGAGATTGCCGATCTCAAGGTCCAGTTGGAAGGTAAAGTGAAAGAGATTGCTGCGATGGAAGCTACGGCGAAAGAAATCGTCGAAGGCTCCAAGCGCCTGGGCATGACCGTGTTCTTTGAACGTGCGATGGCAAAAGACGAAGATCGCGTTGAGATCATCGAAATGATCGGCGACCTGAAACAGTATGCTGACGAAAAGGCTCTCGACGAGGCCATCAAGTCCAGCAAACAAAAAGCCATTGAGAAGAAGAAGAAATTGGCGGACGCGAAGAAGTTGAAGGAAGACGCCGATGCTAAAGTCCAGGCTCAGATCAAGGCTTTGCAGGAAGATAAAGACAAAACAAATAGAGCGTTGGAAGAATCTTTGCGCAAGCAAAAAGAACTTTCCGCTAAACTTTATCTTGAAGAGCGCATCAAGGGTAATCCGAATGCGCGAATCATACGCAAACTCGCTGAGGGTATGGTCGAAAAAAGAAAGATCGACCAACTTGTCAAGGAACATTCTGTTGCGAGCGACGGCGGATCTCTATATAATTCTGTTAATGAAAGACTCTCACGCTTAGATGCGGCGAAAGTTAAAGGCAAAGATGTTGTCGAACAACAGTTGGACGAGGCCGCAGGGAAACGGTCAACTGAAACGGTAACGGAAGATGTCGATAACGAAATCGCATCGGTTGTGGGCTGAAAACAAAACTACTCCAAGGAGAGGGAGCAACATGGAACAACGTAATCTTCAGGAAATGAAGAATGACCTTTCCGCTGACAGCTTTGTAAAAAGCCCCCAGCGGCGTCAACTCATCGAACGCTGGAATAAGTGGATTCCGGCTGGAGTCAAAAACGAATACCAAAAGTATTGTTTGGCGACTCTGTTCGAGAACCAACTCACTGAACTGAAACAGTTCAAAGAGAAACACTTGATGGGTGAAGACACCACTACGGCGAACACCGCGCCGTTCATCAAGTACACTTTCCCCTTGCTGCGTCGGGTGTGGCCAGCTTTGATCGCTCCGGAAATCGTGTCGGTACAGCCGATGACGGCTCCCGTTGGCGCGATCTTCTACTTCGAGTTGAAGTACGGACAAGCCAAAGGCTCCGTGGCAAACGGCGACAAGCTGGTTGCAAACTTCAACCGTTATTATTCTTCACAATATATTGACGGCGAGAATGTCCTTACCGTTAACGGAACCGCACAATCTTACACTTTGGCTTACACTCCGGTGTTGCGGAACACGGTAAGATTGTTCCTTCTGTTACCGGCATTGGCCAGTTCGTTGATAACGGTTCTGGTCTGATCACTGGCCCTGGTATCTCGGCTGGTACTGTGAACTACGCCACGGGCGCAGTTTCGCTTACCTTCTCGTCGAACCCCGGCGCTGGCGTGACGCTCTCGAATCTTTATCAGTACAACAACGAAGCGAACTCGCTCGTTCCGACCGTGTTCATCGACATTGCGCTCGTGAGCGTGACCGCACGTAGCCGCAAGTTGAAAGCACTCTGGTCTTCGGAAGCCGCCGATGACTTGAAAGCGCTCCACGGCATCGACGCTGAACAAGAGTTGGTGTCGGGTGTTGGTTCGGAACTCGCCCTTGAGATCGACCGCGAAATCATCGAAGACTTGCGCGTCGGCGCGAGCGGTGGAACCGCAGCTTACGATCTCACCGTTCCTTCCGGCATGAAGCAACGCGATGTCATTATCGCGATGTTGACTCAGATCACTCTCTTGTCGAACCAAATCGGCAAGAACACTTTGCGCGGCCCCGCAAATTGGATGGTGATGGGTTATGACTTGGCCGCTTACATCGAACAACTCGGTCTCGATGGTTTCTTCCGCCCTGTGTTCGCGGGTAACACCGAAGCACAAGCAGCGGCTGAAAGCCCTCAGACTTGGGGCGTGATGAAGATGGGAACTCTTCAACAGCGCTGGACCTGCTACAAAGATCCGTATCTGACGAACGGCCTTCCCGGATCGGCGCAAGCCATCATGGGATACAAAGGTTCCAGCTTCGTTGACGCGGGTTACGTGTGGGCTCCGTATGTTCCGTTGCAAGTGACCGCTACGTTCCTTGATCCGAACGACTTCCGTTTCCGCAAAGGTCTGCGTACTCGTTACGCTAAACTTTTGGCTCGCACGGAGTTCTTCGGCAAATTGAACGTGACCAACGTCAATGCGCTGACCAGCACCGTCACCTCGACTGGCGCTGTGGCTCCCGGAGTATTGAACTTCTAATCTGGTTCGCCAGACTAAGAACGGAAGGGGACTGCGAAAGCGGTCCCTTTCTATTTGTGCAGATTGAATCGAAATCCAACTCATGGTGTACTTATGGATGAACACAAGGGGGATTTGATGACTTCGTTGGATAAACTCAAGGACGAGATGAAAAGTCTTGAGGAACGGTTTCTTGAAAAAGATGGCCAAGATTTAAGCGCCATTCTTGATCCCAGCAAAATCCCTACCGACATGGCCGCTCTCGCGTCGATTGAGCATGGCAATGTAGCGACTCCTGGCAACGAACAATTGGGCAAGGACGAGCCGAAGGACGACGAAAAAGATTCTGAAGATCCGATAAATTCTGATGACGAAGAAAAAGACATCAAGGACATGACCTCTGCGGAAGTCAAAGAGAGCCTTGGATTGGCACTTGATATTGCTTTTGAGTGCGTTGAAAAAGCGCAAATGATTTTGAAAGCCTTGGTTGGCACCGATGCGAAAGCCGATCTTGGTGAAGTTGTCGATGAGAAAATGGTTCAGCGTGCGAACGATGTGGTCGAAGAGTACATTGATTTCGTGGAGTACCTAGAGGAAGTTTCCTCTGACGAAGGCTCTGCGGACGATGAAGCTGGCGACGACGAAACCGGAGACGATGATAAATCTGGAGAAGACGCTGGCGATGACAAAGAGCCTGAAGAAAAAGAAGGCGAATCCGACGACACGAAAGACGACGACGACGAAGAAGACGACGACAAAAAAGACGAAGAATAAAGGATAGCCGCACATGGGACTTGGAAAATCAAAAATGGTATCCATGATTATCTCCGAGTTGGGCGGCACTTCCGATCCTTCAAAAGATCCTACTGCTGCGACCGTAGATATCGAAATTACCGCAGAGCAATTCGACACGGCCTTCAAGCGCACCATGATGTGGTTTGTTGCGAAGAAGGGTTACGTTG